GCTATCCCAATAGGTTTCCACACCTACGGGACCGAATCTCATTTATTAACGTCTCAGAGTGAAACTAGAGACGATAACAGAAGAGAAGAGCGGAAATAGCTGCACTGTCGGCTGCGGTCCTTTTAACAGGATCATGGCCTGAGAGAAAACCTTTCGGTAATCTCCCACGTCTAACTACATACCGAGTTTTATACTGTCTCGGTGTGAATAAGCAGTTAGGCCCATCACTATAGATATAACCCCCTATCGCTAACGGCATCTTAAAAAACTCATTTTCGAGTTTACAAGATTTTGTTAACGGTTGGAGGAATTTATATCTACGGTGAACCTCAGCAGTCAAAATCCCTTGATCAGGATTAGACCACTCAGGAACGAAGAAAGGACTTTCTATTAAGCTTATTAACCAACTAAGAGTTCGATGGACCAACACTTTGTGTTTAACGGTCCAGCTCAAAAGCTGATTAATAGCTATATATATCTCGGAATCAGAGGAAAGACTACGAACGTAAAACGGAGTTATATCAACTCCGAGTTCAAAGTCTCCTCCACAAGATTCACGAAAAGGTCCTGTTTTATAAGACTTGTCGTGGTTAACGACAAGTCCCGCTTCTTCTAATATGCAACAAAATTCGTCATATTCAGTACTAGAGATGATAATATCATCTCCAAATACTGCAGTCCTACTCCAATCAATAAATAGAGTAGGGCCGTTATGGCGACATCTCATTGCATATATCAAGCTAGATAAACATAACGTCATTAAGGGAAAAGTAAAACCATTCCCCATTGTCGAAATCATATTTAGTTTAACTTGAGTGCCCTCTATAGTAGTGTAACCTGATCTAATTTTCATTAGTAAGTCAAACCATTTAGGAGGTAAAAGAAGCCGAATCAGTTCAGGTGTAAACATATCAGACGCTGAAGACAAGTCGATAGTAGCTAAGCTACCATCGATCGATCCTAAGTAAGCAAGATGTTTATTCTTATCTTGCTGTGTTGATATGTCCAACCCTACACTCTTGAGAACATTCGATAAGTATTGACCTGCAGCAAGCTGCAGACACATATTACCGGATGGCTCAATTGCGATGATTCTTACTGAATCTTCGTTTTTTGGAACAGTAGTCAATTTAGAACCACTTACTAAGAAGTAACCATTATCCTTATTATACGCATCAAAAGCGCTAAAGTAATGATTTGACCTTCTTAAATTAGAAACAAGTGGCTCAGCTGAATCAGTACACGACATCTTAGTACTGATCTTTTCAGCGGTATGGGTACCCTTTACTTCGTTAGAAGCTCCGGGCCCAAAACGCCAAAGATCATAAAGATGTGACATATCCAAAACTTCTTGGATATTACTGTCATCCAACCTAGCATTGTATCGCCATAAAATATTTTGTATAAAATATGAGGCGTTTGATACTAAGTCTTTGTCTAACTTAATTTCAGTTTTTTGAAGATCATTATTAATTTTAATGAACTTCTCAAAACCTAATCGAGAAAGATCAGGACGAATGTACTCAGCACGCTTACGCATGCGCGACAACAATCTTTGGACAGCAGGAGTATCCCGCTTAGGAGATTGAAGTAACTCAGTTGACAATGTTTGAAACAGGTTATCTAACCTAGCTTCATTAGTCTTGCTCATAGGATATCTCCCAATGACATGAATGATTAAAAGAATGTGGTTACAAAACGCCGGTTATCACTGTATCAGCGATACCGGAGGCTTGCGCCCACATAGTACCTACATGAGCAGAAATCATTGCTCTTATTTCTTCTGGTTCGTAAGAATCAGAACCT